ATGGCGCAGGACCTGTGCCCGTTTGCCGCAGCCGAATTTGAACGAGAGCGCATCCGCTACCGCCAGCTCGATGCCGCTGATGACGCCACCCTGCTCATGGCCGTGATCGAAGAGTGCGAGCACCTTGAACAGCATCAGAACACGGAAACCACGCTGCTGGTGCTGACCCCCGGGGCCGAGGATTTCTTCACCTTTCTGGACAAGCTCGACATGGCCGAGCGGCTCATGATCAGTGAAGGCTACGAAGGGGTCTATCAGCTGGCCAGCTTCCACCCTGATTATCTATTTGGCGACAGCCAGGCCACGCCCGGTCACGAGGACGCCGCCGACTACACCAACCGCTCCCCCTTTCCGCTGTTTCATCTATTACGTGAAACCAGCCTTGAAGCTGCACTGGCCCGTTTCCCGCATCCCGAACGCATTCCCGAGCGCAATCAGGCACATCTGAGACAGCAGGGTGTTGCATGGTGTCGCCAGATTCAGGACGCCATTGCCAGTGAGCCCCCATCGTCCTGATTGGGCGAATGGCCGGGGCTGTGAGAAAATAACGCCCTGTCTCCAGACCGACCCGTAACGCCGGAAAACATCTGTCATGCCCGCCACCACTTCGTTTCACGCCGCTGACGCCGCGCGCCGTTTTTCCATTGCCCCGATGATGGATGGGACAACAAACCGCGCCAACACGCGGTTTGAAGCGGGTTTGGTACACTATGGGTACACTGGCTAGCCGCCTCGAAGCCTCTCTTCAGCTACCATCACCACCCCTGGAAAGATCCTGCCTGTGTACTCATTGGTGTATCGATGGCCGTCGGTGGGAAAGTAATAAGCGTATCGAGTTGCTTTCCCGCGCAGGCGCTGAAAGTCTCCAACCTGCTCCAACCATTCGTTCACGTGGTTCCTCAGCTTATGGGCATCGACCTGTCCTGCATCACTGTTTTTGACCTGCGAGATAGGCAAATGAGGAACAATGAAGGTCACGGCGAGTCTGCGATCAGCTTCATGGGAATGAAGATAACCCGAGTCCTGCCAAGCCTTTTGCATTTGATTTTCAGCGTCAGCAAATGGTGCGCTGCGCTCACCAATCCTCTGCCATGCCTGCTTAGCCTCGATCGCGAACGAGGTTTTCTCGGAGCTTAGATATAGATCACATCGTCCCACCCTTTCGCCACGCTCTTCTGAGGGTATTTTGTGGCCACGTTTGTTTGTTCCGAACTCCTCCAAAGCCACCCATCCCAGCTTCCAGGCTGCACCGGCCAAGAGACTGATGGAGGCGCGCTCATTGTGCCACCACCCGTTATCATCGATCTCATAACGAGCATGCAGGCTGGAATATCGCTCCAGGCATTCGATCCACGACTGGCATAGAGCATGCAGTTCGGTATCTTCCATCGCCTCGATATTTTTCAGTGTTTCGATGTCGGGTGTTGCCATGAATCGTGCCTCAGTGAGCTCAATGTAAAGCGATAGTAAATTTATGCCGTCAAACGTTAGATTTTGCATAAATCCGCATAAAAAATCGCTTCCTCACAACCTCCCGAGCACCCAGAAGCAACGCGGTATTCGTTCAGCTGCAAGGATGCGTAATTTCCGACCCATTTAGAGCGCAGGCGGGGCGGGGAGTCGACGGCGCGCGAGCGGTGCTGACAGCCCTGGCTAAACGTGAGTGGTCAGCTCTACCCGGGCACAAAAAACCGCCCACTTTAGGGCGGCTGCAGTAGTGTTGAATTTTGCTGTCTACTTTGTCGGATCGAGCTCTGGCCCGGGGCCGTTTTCTCCCAAAGAGTAAGGATGGAAAACGACGATCTCCTCACCGGCCCATTCGTTGATCTCTCGCATGGTCGCCTGTAGTGGCTCCAGTTCATTGGCGACGAACACATTGGCCGCTTTCTCCACATCCCCGAATCCGCCGGTGTTCTGAGGAATGATTCCCATCAGCTGCGGCGGTATGCGATGCCCGGCCAGTTGGTCGTCGCGGGTGGTGTTCTTGACGTTCCAGAACTCATCCTTGGCGGCCACCTCAGAGATCGGGATGATCTGTACCCCATCCTTCTTGCCGTTGGGTGAGTACATGAACAGGTTCTTGAAGTTGCCCACCCCCTTCGATTCCTTGAGCGCGGTGCGCATGGCATCGATGTCCTGCCGGTCCTGGGCGGCATCGCTGACATACATCACGAATCCAGCGTGTGAACCGTTCAGGTAATATCGCCGTCGGAACAGGGTGGCGTTCTCGTTCAGCCAGGCAGATTGCAGGCTGCCGATGTAGTCGGGAATGCCATAAACCGATTGATCGATGTCCGGCTCCAGCAGATGCACCACCCTGCCCCGCGGCAGCTCGATGCGGTCAGCGTAGGTCGGTGCCCACCAATAGCGGTCCGCGTTCGTGCCACCCCGGCGCATGTATTTGGCGCGACGGTGCTGAAACGGCAGCCGCTTGCCCAGCCTGCCCCGCATCTCTTCAAGATAGGCATTGCCAAATACCAGATAGTCGAGCGCCAGCCCTGCGAAGGCCTGCCGCCCGAGCAACGGATGCGGCTTGAACGTGCGCAGCAGAATATTGCGCTTTACCTGTAGCGCGGAACCATGATGCGGCGTTGCGCGGTAGCTCTGCGCCAGCGTCTGGAGCGGGATAGGCGGTTCATACCACTCGTTCGGCTATAGCCAGAGCCCTTCATAGAGGAAATCCCGCACCGATGTCACCGGCACCAGATCGCCAAACGAGAACGCCTCGGCGCGCGGTGCCGGAGCGCTCCGCTTATGAGTGTACCCTGCAGGCAAACGGATCCTCGGCTTGCTGGCTATATCGGTCATTCGGACATCTCCATAATGGACCGGCTGGTATCTTCTGCCGGCCCGTCGATCGGTTCGTGGGATAGTGCATGCATGGTGGCCCAGGCCAGATCGGCGTGCCCGGTGGCCTGACTGCGCCCGCTGCTGTAGGTGAACTGCCGGCCGGATGGCGTCAGCTCGCGTTTGATGGCCATGAAGGATCCGGCAAGGTCGCTCCAGCCTGCATCGAACTCCAGCCGGCCGCGGCGCATGATCTGCTGCGCCTGAATCACCAGCCTGCCCTTGACCACCGGGTCGTAGCGGAAGCGCACCAGTGTTGGGAACCATTTCTCGACGTGCTCGGCCACGGCTTCGCCGAGACCGCTGGTATCGATGCCGATATGCTCGATGTTGTAACGCTGGCTGAGCTGGCGAATCCTGTCGGCCTGGGCCTGATAGTCTTCCCCCTTGAGACGCTCGCGCTCGAGGATCCGGTGTTTCTCGTCACCGTGGCGCGCCGGCAGAACCACCACCAGACCCGCGCCATCACCATTCTCGCCCGTCCCGGTCGGATCGTATCCCACCCACACCCCACGGTTGCCCACCGGGCGGGGCGCGTAGGGCCGGTAGTCGTCCGACCACGCTTCCCAGCTATCGACCATGCAGGGATGAACCAGCGCCAGTGGGAACGCACTCTGGCTGTCGTCGACGAATTCGCACATGAACAGATTGGCGAACTCATCGGGGCTGTATTCGAACTGCAGATCCTCGATGTCGAACAGATTGCACCCGCCCTGCTCGGCGTCATACACCGTAACGATCTGCTTCCACTGCCGGTCGCCGCACAGCTCGCCCTGCTTGAGCGCACCGTGGCTGGTATCGATCTCGATGCGGTCGGCTTTCTTTCGCCGCCGGTTGATCCGCTCGCCGGTCCAGAACGGATAGGCTTCATGGGCCAGTGAAGAAGGCGTCGAAAAGTAGGTCTGACGCCACTGCTTGTGGGTGGCCATCGCCGAGGCGACCTTGCGGAACTCCTCGAACTTGTGGATCCAGAAATACTCGTCCAGGTAAACGTCGCCGTGGTAGCCCTGCGCCGTCTTGGAGTTGGTGCCGAGAAAATGCAGCTCGGCCCCGTTATCGAGCACGATCGGGTCCCCTTTCAGCTCGACATCACAGGTCTCCTTGACGAACTGGATAATGTAATTCTTGAAAATATGCGCCTGTGCTTTCGAGGCAGAGAGGAAGATCTTGTTGCGGGCATTCTTGAACGCATCGACGATCGCTTCGCGGGCAAAGTAGAACGTCGCCCCGATCTGACGGCTCTTGAGGATGTTGCGGATGCGGTGTTTCTGGCCGGCCTCGTGCCATGTGCGCTGGTAGTCGAACAGTGACTCCAGGAAAGCGACTTCCAGCGCCTCGATCTGTTCATCGTCGAGGTAATTACGGCGTTTCTTTTTCTTGCGTGGCGCTTCGTTGCGCGCCTCGATATTCGGGTTAAGGTCGGACTCCCGCCCAGTCTCGTGATAGCGGTGCACCCGCGCGATACGCTCGATCTGCCGCCCGAGCAGATCGATCTCCTTGTAATCCCTCCCTTCCTTCACCTCCTTGGCGATCAGCTGCACAATCCGCGCTTCCAGCGCACCCTCGACCCGCTGCGTCGGCGTTGCCGCCTCCCAGCCGTCGCGCTTTTTCCAGCTGTGCACCGTAGGCGGGTTCTCACCGATGAATTCGGCGATGCGTGCCACGCGCCAGCCCTGCCAATACAGGTGGCGGGCAAATATGCGGGGGGATTCGAAGGTATCAGCAGGCTGTGTCGTCATGCCCGGCAGCGTACCCGCAACGACACCGGCACCCAGCCGGAACAGTTTGTGAGCTGCGCGTTTACAACGGCGCCACGTTGAGCCTGTCCCGCTTTACGCAGAACCTGACGGCAATCGCTCCCCGATCAATCACCCCGAGGACGCTCATGCCCTGGTTTCGAGTAGCCACCGAAGGCGCCACGACGGACGGCCGCAAAATCTCCCGCGACTGGATTACCCAGATGGCGGGCAACTATGACCCCAAAAAATACGGCGCGCGCATCTGGATGGAGCACATGCGCGGCCTGTTTCATGACGGCCCCTTTTCCGCCCTGGGCGACGTCAAGGCGCTGAAGCATGAAGAAGTCGAGGACGGCAAGGTTGCCCTGTTCGCCGATATCGACCCTACCGACCGCCTGAAAGCGATGAACAAGGACCGCCAGAAGGTGTACACCAGCATCGAGGTCAATCCGAACTTTGCCGACTCCGGCGAGGCCTATCTCGAAGGGCTGGCCGTCACTGACTCACCGGCGAGCCTCGGCACTGACATGCTGAATTTCTCGCGCAACGCCGGGCAGGGTTCACCGCTGGCCGCACGCAAGCAACACGACGGCAATCTGTTTTCCGAAGCCATCGAGATCGATCTCGATTTCAGCGAACAAGCGCCTGTTCAGGAAAGTGACGGCCAGTCCCTTCTGGAAAAGGCCCGGGCGCTGTTCCAGCGCCATGAGGTGAAAACCGGCAAGGACTTCACCGCTTTCCGCAAGGATCTTGAGCAGACCCTTGAACTGTTTGCCGAGCGCTATGGTGCCCTGCAAGAGGATCTGCAAAAGCGTCCCGGTGCGGAAGCCTTCAACCGCCTCAAGACGGCCCACGACGAGACACGCCGCAAGCTCGACGAGCTTTATACCCAACTCGATAACGAACCCGACCAGCCTCACCGCGCTCAGGCGACCGGTGGCAACGGCGGCGAACTGACCGACTGCTGAGGAAACCATGCGCAACGATACCCGACAGGCATTCAACCAGCTGCTCTCGCGCCTCGCGCATCTCTCCAACGTCTCCAGCGCCAGTGAGTCGTTCACCGTCGAGCCCAGCGTCCAGCAGACGCTGGAGAGCAAAATCCAGGAATCGAGCGCTTTTCTTGGCTCGATCAACATGATAGGCGTCGATGAGCTCAAGGGTCAGAAGCTGGGCCTTGGCGTCTCCGGCCCGATCGCCAGCAGAACCGACGTCACTCGGAAGGACCGCAACACCCGCGATGTGTCGGCGCTTGAAACGCACGATTTTGAATTGCTGAGCACCGAGTTCGATACCCACATCACTTGGGCAAAGCTGGATGCTTGGGCAAAGTTTCCGGATTTCCAGACCCGCGTGCGCAACGCCATCATCCGGCAGCAGGCGCTGGACCGCATCATGATCGGTTTCAACGGCACCCATGCAGCCGTTGAAACCGACCGCGCCACCAACCCGATGCTCCAGGACGTCAACATCGGCTGGCTTGAGCAGTACCGGCAGCATGCCCCGGCCCGCACCATGAGCGCCGGAGCCAATACCGGCGAGGTGCGTATCGGCCCCGGCGGTGATTACGCCAATCTCGACGCATTGGTGTTCGATGTCGTCAACGAAATGATCGACCCGTGGCATCGGGAATCAACGGATATTCGTGCCATTTGTGGCCGCCGAATGCTGGCCGACAAGTATTTCCCGCTGCTGCAGCAATACGAGCAGCCCACCGAACAGCGCGCGCTGGACATGATCGTCAGCCAGCAGCGGATGGGAGGCCAGCAGGCCGCCCGGGTGCCGTTCATGCCGGACGGCACCCTGTTAATCACGCCGCCCGAGAACCTGTCTCTCTACTGGCAGAATGGATCACGCCGACGCTATCTGCTGGACAACCCGAAACGTAACCGGATCGAAAACTACGAATCCTCCAACGATGGCTATGTGGTCGAGGATTATGGATTCGGCTGCCTGGTTGAGAACATCGTCTTCGGCGACTGGAAGAACGCCACAGGGGGTGCCAGTGAATAGCCCCGCCCGCAGACACTATCAGCGAGTCACCGCCGCCCGGGCAGCAGGTGACGCCGAGCCCGGCCAGCCACAGCACGGCGAACAGTTTGAGCTTATGGCCGCTGCCCTGTGGGAAGCGCGCCGCACCCTGAAAGCGATTCGCTCCCGCGAGGCCAAGATCGCCAAAAAGCGCGAGCTGCTGCCGCAGTTCGATGACTACGTGGCCGGTGTCCTTGAGGGCGGCAACGGGGCCCAGGACGTCGTGGTGATGACCGTCATGGTCTGGCGCATCGATACCGGCGATCTCGACGGCGCGCTGGCCATCGCGGAATACGCCATGCGTCACGGTCTCGACACTCCGGATCATTATGAGCGCGATACCGCCTCGCTCATCACCGAGGAAGTCGCCGAAAGCGCCCTGCGCAGTATGGATCGCGAGGAAGAAGCCTCGCAGCACGCCGAACGGGCTGCCCGGTTAAGCCTGATTCTGGCACGCACCGAAGCCCTGACCCGCGAGGCGGACATGCATGACGAGATCCGCGCCAAGCTCTACAAGGCATGGGGACAGGCCGCCCGTGCCCGGGGCAATCACGATGCCGAAGCACTGGAGCACCTGCGCCGCGCGCTGGAGCTCAATGATCGCGCTGGCGTGAAGAAGGACATCGAGAAGCTCGAGCGCGAACTGAAGCAGCAGAACAACGGCTCACCCGGAGCCTGACCGAGTCGACCGCCGACGCCAGGGGGCACGGCGTGGACGCAGGGCATAACGCCCATCGCCGAAATGCCGTCCACCCCCTGTATTCAGGGTAGAGAGAACCGAGGTGCGCCATGAGTTTCGTCGCCACCGGCAATGCCAACGCCACCCCCGCCGGACCTATCACCAATAACGGCTTCTGGCCTGCAATCGAGCCTGCAGAGTTCAGAGAGGCCCGCCGGCTGGATGGCACCGTCACCCCGCCCCGGGTAATGGATGCATTGCTCACCGCCATGGCCACCATCAACCGCGGCTTACGTGACTGGCAGGCGCAGCAGGCCGATGCCGGTTACCGGCAGGCGCAGGACGTGCCGCCGCCGAGCTGGCAGCCGCCCGGTATCTATATCGCCCTCTACAAACGCGCCGTATTCGCCACAGCCCACGCCTCCATCGTCGAGGCCTACCGGGACTTTGATGCCACGGCCAGCACCCGCGAGCGGGGCGATCTGAACGAGTACGCCGGCGACAGCTACCGCCGCGATGCCAGCTGGGCCGTCAGCGAGATCCTCGGGCAGTCACACGTCATCGTGGAGCTGATCTGATGGCCCGCACCGTCCGCGCCGTTCAGGGCGACACCGTCGACGCGCTCTGTTACCGGCACTACGGCGGTACCAAAAGCCTCGTTGAGCGTGTTTATGAACACAATCCGGGCCTCAGTGAACTCGGTCCGATCCTGCCCATGGGCACCGCCGTCACGTTGCCGGACATCAACACACCACCGAGCCGCGCCCGCGTGCAGCTCTGGGACTGAGAGAACATCATGGCCGAACCCTCTACCACCGCCGTTGCCGCCGGAACCGCCGGGCTAACACTGGCCAGCCTCATGATCGGGCTGGATGTCAGCGCCCTGATCGGCGCATTCGCCGGCGCCTCGCTGTTCGTCGTTAGCGCGCGCGAACTCTCGATTATCGAGCGCCTGATCTATCTGCTGATTTCGATCCTGATGGGCTATCTGGTCGGGCCGACGCTCGCCCGGCATTTCTGGCCCAGCTGGGACACCACCGCCCTGCCCGCATTCCTGACCGCCGTGGCCGTGGTCACGTTCAGCCTGCGCGTGATCGAGGGCGTCAAATCGCTGGATATCAGCCGACTATTTCCGGGAGGCCGAAAATGACCCCGTTTTTCCTGCTGCCTCTGCCCGAGGACTACGCGTGGATGATGGTGCAGCCCCAGCAGCTGCCCACCCTGCTCGCCCTGTTCATCGCGCTGGCCATCTGTGGTCGGCTGCTCACCTACCGCCGCCATGGCGCCCGTTTCCGGCGCCATATCTCGTGGCTGGCCTACGGCCTGTTCGTCGGCAGCGGCACGCTCGCCATCCAGATTCTGGGCGGGCGCTATATCGCACTGCCCATCAGCTGGTCGTTTGTGATCCTGCTCGGCGTCTGCGCCGTGCTCATCTACCGGGCACGCGGCAACGTCGCCCGCATCGTGAGGGTCAACGCATGACATTCGCAGAAGCATTCGAACGCCTGATCGGCCATGAAGGCGGCTACGTCAATCACCCCAATGATCCCGGCGGCGCCACCAAATGGGGCATCACCCAGCGTACCGCACGCGAAGCCGGCTATCACGGAGACATGCGCGACCTGACCCGTGACCGCGCCCGCGAGATCTACCTGACCGGCTACTGGCTGCGCGCTCGCTGCGATCAGTACCACGGCGCCATCGGTTATCAGCTGTTCGACATCGCCGTGAACAGCGGCATCGGCAACGCGATCCGCATGCTGCAGCGCGCCGCTGCCGTCGCTGATGACGGCATCATCGGTCCCGTTACGCTGGCAGCCATCAGCGCCCATGACCCGCTTGCCCTGATCGTGCTGCTCAACGCCGAGCGGCAGGCGTTTTATACCCGACTATCGACGTGGGAGGCGTTCGGCAAGGGCTGGTCGCGCCGCGTCGCCGAAAACCTGCGCTACGCGGTGGGCGACACATGAACCGCCTGATCATCACCGTCGCCCTGATCGCCGGCCTCACCCTCGGCGGCTGGGCGCTCTGGCAGCGTGGCAATGCCGCCAATGACCGCGCGGACCGGATCGCCCAGCAACGCGACACCGCTGAGCAGGAAAACCAGCGCCGGCAGGTGGTGATCGACGCCCTGTGGGATAACGCCCGGCGCCTCGAATCCCAGCGCCGGGCGCTCGATGAACAACAGACCGAGCTGACCCGCACCGCCTCCAATCGCCTCGAACAGATCAGGGAGATCCAGCGCGATGACACCGACACGAAAGATTGGGCCGACACTCGCCTGCCTGACGCTGTTATCCGGCTGCGCCAGCGCCCCGCCGTCACCGGCGCCGACGCTTATCGTCAATCAGTGCGCAACCCCGACGCCCTGCACCCTGCCGGCAAGCCACCCGGCCAATAACGGCGAACTGCACCTGCAGCTCGAACGCACCGAGGCCGCCTGGGCAAGCTGCGCCGCCGAGGTCGACGCCGTCATCGCCTGTCATGAGGTCGCACCATGAAAAAGCTCACCGCCCTGCGCCAGCACCTGCTCGATGCCGTGCCCCACCTGCAGCGCAACCCCGACCAGCTGCTGACGTTCGTCGAGGACGGCACCATCGAGTTTGCCCCCGGCCCGAACCTCTCACATGGCTACACGTTCACCGCACAGATCGTGCTGACCGATTTCGCCGACGACATCGACACCATCATGATCCCGCTGCTCGACTGGCTCGCGGTATACCAGCCCGATCTGGTGCCCGCCGAGGCCGTCAGGTTCGAGGCCGAGATCCTCAACAATGACGCCGTCGATCTCGCCCTGCGCGTTCAGATCAACGAGCGCGTCGTCGCCAAACGCGACTGCACGACCGGCCAGATCCACGCCCACCACCGCATGCCTCGCTTTGACACCGAGCGGTGTCCAACAGAGCGCTGGCAGCTGCTGATCAGGGACGATAACGCCGGCGGTGAATATGAGCAGGTCGCCGAGTGGCAAGGCCCGCAAGGTGGATTCAATGGCTGACAACATCGAACGCCTCGAAGACTGGGCCGCGCCCTTACTGGCCAAACTGGATGCCAAGGAGCGCAGGAGATTGGCGCGGGTGGTGGCCACCGACCTGCGACGCGCCCAGCGCGAACGCATCAAGGCCCAGAAAAACCCCGACGGCACCCGCTACGCCCCGCGTAAATCGCAGGACCAGAAAGGCGCCATTCGTCGGAAAGCCATGTTCGGCAAGCTGCGCACCGCCAAATATCTGCGCGTGCGCACCAGTGCCAACGGGGTCGAAGTCGGCTTTTTCGGTCGCGTGGCCAGCATCGCCAAGACCCACCAGTTCGGCCTGCGGGATCGCGTCGCGATCAACGGCCCCCGCGTGCAGTACGAACAGCGCGAGCTGCTCGGCTTCACCGATCACGACCGCACCGTGCTGCGCGACTCCATGCTCGATCATCTGAACGGCGTCTAAAGCAATGGACAAAATTGACGATCAAGACAAAAGCATCGAAGATAAGCTTCACGTTTGCCGTAATACCCTCTTTTACCTCTCAGGTGCTCCCATGGCTCAGCCACAACCACGTGCCAATGTCATCACAAAGGCATTGAAAGAGCTTAGGCGTATGGAAGAACACCGTGGCAACATCACAGCACTGGATGAGCGACGCTTACGCAAGACGCTGAGCACCTTCGATCAAAGCGATGAAAGCCAGCTGGCTCAAACAGCATTCACGGCGCTATGGGAAAGAGATTTTGCAAGTTTTGACGCGGCCGTAGAATCATTGCTGGAGATGCGTATCCTTGCTCATCCTGAAAGCATATATGTCAATTTTGCCTTGGAAAGCCTGCACGCCCTCAACGTCACACTCGCCACAAGATTGAACCGCAAGGCTTTCGAAGCTGATAGCACTAACCCGCGCCTGCTAACTCATATCCTGCATAACTCTTGGCATGCAGCCGATTTGACATTGTATGGGGAAGTTCTTGATCAGCTTGATAAGCTGGGTAGCGATAATCATCATGAGATGAAAGCCCTTCACGGCTCAGCGATTGCTGTATTGAGCAGACATGGCATTACTAACGACGAATATCAAAGTCACATCCAAAATATTCATGAACTGATAAGGCCCATCCTTGAAGGTCGCTCTGACATACGCTTCGGTACAGGCATGGATGTGGAGCAATACGATGACGACAGCAATGAAATCCTGTTAGAAATTGGCATCGACTTGGATAGTGAACAGGTGGATAGGCTTGATGACGCTTTGCTGGATATGCTCTCCGATCGCAGCAGAGTGAGCGCATCTTTGAATAAAAGCGTTGGCGTACTTGTGAGAGACTTTGTCGGCACGGTAGAGGCTAAAGCTTCTTGATGCCTGAACGTCTACTCGACATTGCCCATGAGCTTCTCTCAGCCCCTGATACCGAACAGCCCCGCTTGCGCAGCGTCGTCAACCGCGCCTACTACGCGGCTTTCCTTACCGCCCGTGATTACTGCAGCCGCAATGACGTGGATGTAGGCCATGGCGCTGCCCACCAGAAAGTTATCGAGGCACTCATAGATAAACCGGATCTGGCTAGAAGGGGCAATCAGCTCAACATGGTCAAAAGGCTGCGCCACCGTGCTGATTATGAGTGGAATCGACCGATGACCTATAAGGAAGCCGCCAAGACCCTCAAGACCTGCCGCGAGCTGGTCGCCTTCTTCACCTCCTGATCCCTCCCCCCCGCATTTCTCATCGTAATTGCAAAATCGCGTCTAGTACGCCACTATCTCTCTATCGCTGCAAAATCAGCGAACGGGTGTGAGAGCCCGAATCTGCAACAAGGCGCACGGCGCCACTTGGCGCTTTTTTTGCGCCTGTCAGTTATGGCGGGCCGTGCGCGGGACACCTTCGGGTGTGCCGGGTTTCCTATGTTGCCCCGGTCTCTCACCCCGCGTACGGTTCGCCCCCATCGGTGAGAGGATGGCGGCGAACTCCAATCAGCAACATTGGAGCTTCACTATGACCGCTACCGCCCAGATCCTGCCTTTCCAGTTCGATACCCAAGAAGTCCGCACGCTGCTGATTGACGATCAGCCGTGGTTCGTTGCCATGGATGTGGCATCTGCCCTGCTCTATACCGATGCGCAGGCGATGACACGTAAGCTGGATGACGACGAAGTGCAAAACCGACAAATCGTCGGTTTTGGTCCCAGAGGAGTTGCCCTGATAAGCGAGTCTGGCCTCTACTCTGCGATCCTGCGCTCGCGCAAGGCCGAGGCGAAGCGCTTCAAGAAGTGGGTCACCGCCGAAGTGCTGCCGGCCATTCGTCAGCACGGCCGTTATGACATTGCCACCGCGACCATCGGCACCGATGGCCTGCATATTCTCCACGAGCTGATTGGCAAGAAGATCAACGTGCTGCCCGGCGCCACCAAACGGCAGGCCCGCGCCAAGCTCTGGAGTCTGGTGCATACCCGCTTTAACGTGCCCCGCGCTGAGATGATCCCCGCCACCGAGCTGGAAAGTGCCTGCAACTTCATCGCCGCCTGTGCATTGGATGGCCAATGGCTCCCCGCCCCGGCCAACGACGACACCCTGGACGAGGCCGATCAGGTCAACCTCTACGCCCTGTGCAGCCACATGCTGCGCCTGCACGAACTCTACCGGCAGTACCACCTGCGCGAGATGTTCGAACACCTCCAGTCACCGATCGGCCCCAGCCTCTACGGCCACCTATCCGAAGGCGCCTCCCTAGCCCGGCGCTACCAGCCCCGGCTGACCGCCGCCCGCGACCGCCTCGGCATTCGCTAATCAAAAAGATGCCCCATAAAATGGGGCATCTTTTTGGAAATCTGTGGGAGGAACCCTGTAGCGATGAAAACTCCATTCTCAATTACTCTATTTATCCTCATATGCGGCGCTATCGCGACATGTTTCATTTCTAATACCTGTATCTCTTTATCTGACAAAATAGGCCACACCATTACGCTATCGGCATCGGTAGGCACAATGATTGCTGCCAGCTTCGCCATCTATGCTTATTGGATAAACTTACGTGCATTTAAAGTCTCGCAAAAACCAAAAATAAGGATTGCAGCTTTAAATGGTCAAGGCAATGTCGTAGATAACAATGTATTAGTAGCCGAAAACGTACATCAAACTCTATTTGATTACAAAAACTTGGGTTCAGTGGACTGCGAGAAGCTCAAACTTAAAGCCCAGATAGACTTCGGAGATGGATATCAAAAAATACCCAACCTATTTGAAGAGCATTATCTGTTACAGGCTGAAGATGATCGGGCTAGAAGAATACCTACGCTGAGATTCCTGCAAAATCAATTTCCAAACACCAACATCGAAAAAGCAATAATTGGTTCAAAATTAAAATTTGAATGCTGTTTTTCTAGTTTGGACGGAAAAGAGAAAAAATCTCTCGAGTACATCTGGTCAGAATTCGGCTGGCAAATCCTCTGAGCCAGACTTGTAAAGCCCCCTTTTACAACGCTTCTTGATAGCAAAATAGTGCTTGGCTTCGGACGATAGGTGCATATTTTCACTTACTGCCCGGAGCGCCGATGCATCCCGTCGAACTCGCCCGTCTCCTTCAGAACCTGATCCGCCTCGGTACCGTTGCCGAGATCGATCACGCCGCCGCGCGTGTTCGCGTCAACACTGGCGAGCTGCTCACCGATTGGCTGCCATGGTGCGAGACCCGCGCCGGGCAAACCCGCACATGGAACCCGCCCACCCAGGGCGAGCAGGTGCTGCTGCTTGCCCCCGGCGGCGAACTGGCCGGGGCCGTGGTGCTGGGCGCCATCAACAGCAATGCCCATCCGGCCCCGTCAAGTAACCCGAACCTGACCCGTTGGAATATGCCCGACGGCGCCGTGATCGAGTACGACCACGCGGCCAGCCACCTGCGCGCCGCCCTGCCCGGCTCGGCGGCCATTACCGCCCCTGCCGGCGTTGCCGTCACTGGCCCGGTCACGATCACCGGCACGCTGCATGTTTCTGAGGCCATCACCACGCCCGCCGATGTCACCGCGTCCGGCATCAGCCTGGTCAATCACAAAACCACCGGCGTTAAATCCGGCTCGGATACCTCGGGGCCACCGCAATGAGCGGTATGAATCGCCACACCGGCGCGCGCCTGTCCGGCAATGAGCATATCCGCCAAAGCGTCGGCGACATCCTCACCACGCCCATCGGTTCACGCGTCATGCGCCGCGAGTACGGCAGCCTGCTGCCGGATCTCATCGACCAGCCGCTCAACGGCGCCACCGCCCTGCGCGCTTACTCTGCGACTGTCGTGGCGCTGATGAAATGGGAGCCGCGTTTAAGGGTCCAGCAGGTGCAGCGCCTCATCGATCCCGACCGCCCGGGTCGCCTGCTGCTGACCATCACCGGCCGCCGGGTGGATACCGGGGAAAACATCGACCTGACCGTTCCACTAAGGGGTGACACATGAGCAGCCCGATTGATCTCTCCCAGCTGCCCGCACCGGACATTGTCGAGGTAATCGATTACGAGACCATATTGGCCTCACGCAAGGCATGGCTGATCTCGCTCTACCCGGAAAACGAGCGCGACGACATCACCGCCCGTCTCGCACTGGAATCCGAGCCGATCACCAAGCTGCTGGAAGAAAACGCCTATCGCGAGGTCGTGCTGCGCCAGCGCGTCAATGAAGCCGCCAGGGCCTGCATGCTCGCGTTAAATACAGGTGCTGATCTCGACAATTTGGCCGCAAACGTCAATGTCGAGCGCCTGATGATCGATCCGGGTGATCCCGACGCCGTGCCGCCGGTACCGCCGACGTTTGAGAGCGATACCCGCCTGCGCCTGCGCGCCCAGCGGGCATTCGAGGGGCTGAGCGTCGCCGGCCCGACCGGCGCCTATGTGTTCCACGCGCTCTCTGCTGATGGACGAGTGTCCGATGCCACCGCCGTCAGCCCCAGTCCCTGCGTGGCTGTCGTCACCGTGCTGTCACAGCTCGGCACCGGCGAGGCCACGCAGGATCTGCTCGATATTGTGCAGACCGCCCTGTCTGCCGAAGACGTGCGCCCGGTTGGCGACCGGCTTACCGTCCAGTCCGCCGAGATCGTCGACTATGCGATTGAGGCCACGCTCTATCTCTACCCCGGCCCCGAGCAGGAGCCAATAATGGCCGCCTCAAATGCCAGGGCATCAGCCTACGTCGCCGAGCAGCGCCGGCTCGGGCGCGATATTCGCCTGTCGGCGTTCTACGCCGCCCTGCACGTCGAAGGCGTCCAGCGCGTCGAGCTGCAAAGCCCTGCGGCCGATGTGGTGCTCGATGACAGCCAGGCCTCGCACTGCACCGGCGTCACCCTGACGCTCGGGGGCAATGATGAGTAGATTGCTGCCGCCCAACAGCACCGAGCTGGAACGCCTCGCCGCCGAGGCGCTGGCCGATCTCGAGCGCGTGCCGGTACCGCTGCGCACGCTCATGAGTCCCGATGACTGCCCGCTGCCCCTGCTGCCCTATCTCGCCTGGGCGTTTTCGGTCGACCGCTGGGACACCACATGGAGTGAGGCCACCAAGCGCGGTGTTGTGCGATCCGCGTTCTATGTCCACTCGCGCAAGGGCACGATTTCGGCATTGCGCCGCGTCGTCGAGCCGCTCGGCTATCTGCTCGAAGTCGAGGAATGGTGGCAAATGGTGCCCGAGGGTGAGCCCGGCACGTTCGCCCTGCGCATCGGTGTGCTGGATACCGGCATTACCGACGAGATGTACTCAGAGCTGACCCGGCTGGTGTTCGACGCCAAACCACTGACCCGCCACATCATCGGCCTCGATCTGCTCGGCGAGACACGCGGCAAAATCTACATTGGCATGGCCACCCACGATGGCGACACCACCACCGTCTACCCCTACGCCCCCGAATTCATCACCTCCCATGGCCTGATCTATCTCGGCGCCACGGTCGAGACATTCGACACCACCACCATCTACCCCATGATGAGCGAGGCCATATGAGCCAATTTTTTACACTGCCGACGAAGATCGGTCAGGGGCTGATATCCAATGCCATTGCCTACAATGAGCCGCTGACCATTGCGACCATGGCCATCGGAGATGGCGGAGGCAAACTGCCCTCGCCTGATGCATCCGTCACGCGCCTGGTCAACGAGGTGCGCCGAGGCCCAATCAATCAGATCACCACCGATCCGGATAACCCGAACTGGATTATCGCTGAACAGGTACTGCCGCCGGACGTCGGTGGCTGGACGATTCGCGAGGTCGGCCTCTATGACACCGACGGCAATCTGGTCGCCTACGGCAACTATCCCGAGACCTACAAGCCCCAATTATCGGAGGGCTCAAGCCGTACCCAGACGATCAGATTCGTGATGGAGACCACCGACACCAGCGCGGTGACGCTGCGGATCGACCCCAGCGTGGTCATGGCCTCGCGCAAGTACGTCGATGATCAGCTCGATGCACATGCCAAGAGCCGAAACCATCCCGATGCCGATACCAAAAACAAGGGTTTCGCGCGGTATGCCACGGTAGCGGAGTCGAAAAAGGGGGAAGAAGCGAAAGCCGCCCAGACACCCGCCGGCGGCATGGCCCAGCTCGACGATCACCGTAAGGAAGAAGACGCGCACGTCGCCTCAAGCATCAAACTGAACGAAGAGCTTCCCGTGTTTGCGGGTGCGACAAAGCTCTGGAGCGTGCTGTTTAACCTCGGCAACGCTGCGCGAAAGACCGTAGGCAGGGCCGTGGGAAATGTGATGGAGGTGGGTGCATTCGGGATCGGATCTGGCGGTACCAGGTTGACCAGCTCCGACGATCTGCTGGCGCTACCTCCGCACAATGAGCTGTACACCGTCACCGGGTCAAAGCCCCGGAATTACCCGGAAGGTGCGCATGAGTACGGGCAGGTGATCTATCTGTCGCGGGGCACCACCGCTGACTGCGCCATCATCGTGATCGATAGCAATCGGCACATGTTTTATAACGCGTGCAGTGGTGCCTCATGGAAAGGCTGGGTTGCGGTACTCACATCGGAAGATCGCGCCACGGTCGCAGAGCTGATATCGGGTACGGCAGGGAAAATCGCAGGGGCTGCCGAGCTGAAGCAGGCGCTGGGATCAGCCGCGTGGGCGAACATTGCCACGCAATCGGAAGTGAATGCCGGTACCGCCGAAAGAGTCGTCACGGCTGACAGGCTGAGGTTCGGGATAGCGTATCGACTCAGCACGACCGGCTATGTGATGTTTCCCAAATGGATCGGCGGGCTGGTTCTGCAGTGGGGCGTTGTCAACGTGGCCAATCCCCCTGCGGGGCGCGTGGTGGACCTGCCCATCGAGTTTCCGAACTCGTTTCTTATCCCGTTTTGTAGTTACCGGCAAACCCAGGGTAACGCGGTCAACGACCGCAATACGGGGTGCGCACCCGTAGGCAGAACCCAGATCGCTCTGACAGGCGAGTGGTCGACCGAAATGACATTCCACTGGCGCGCAATAGGGTACTAACGGCATGAAATATTTCTACAGCCCGCAGCGGAACATGCTCTATCCCTCGATTACCCGGAGCCGTTACGAAGACGCCGGGACGTGGCCCGCTGACGCAAGGGAAGTCAGCAAGGTGATTTACGACGAGTTCGGCGTGAATCCCCCTCCCGAGGGGATGGTTCGGTCTCCTGATACCGCTGGTATGCCCCAATGGGTAGCGATAGGTGAGCAGGCCGCCTATGCCCGACGCGCACAGGCCGTCAACTGGATCGACGCCACCGCCGACCGCGCCCGCGCCTCCGACCGATCCGTCGGGCGGTATCTCGATGCCGAGTATCAGCTGGTCGCCCAGGCACTGGCCGACTACCGCGCGCATCCCGACGCCGAGGTGCCCGAGTCGATCCAGAGCTACGCCACCGCCGAAGGGCTGACCGTCGAGGACGCCGCGCAGCAGATCGCCGAAGCCGCCGCGCGGGTGCAGGAGCGGCTGCAGGACGTGCGCCGTATCCGCCTTGCGGGTAAAGCCGCGATCCGTGATGCCAGTGATGATGCCGACTTCATGGAAACCGCGCGGCCCTTTGTTGATCAGCTCGAAGCGCTGGCCACGACCGCCGACGCCTAACCCATATCCATGTCAAAAGCCCGGCCATGCCGGGCTTTTTTATGACTGTTCAGGGGGATCAAGAAGCCTTGTAATGCTGCCAAGAAAGACAGCTATGCCCAAGTTATCAGCGAGGCTCTGGATAGCGTCATGGATTTCTCCATGAATCTTATAGCTGACCTCATCAGCCCTTTGTTTTTTTGCGTTCTCTGCCAGCTCATCAATAAAGCGAGCTATAACGTTCAAATCCCGCGCAGCTTGAACAATATGTTCGGCTGGAGGAAGACCAAAAAATATACGCACCCGGTGATACATGGGAATAGACCATAACCCTTGCATTAGCTTGGCCGCGTGCTGCCTTAGCAAGATGGAAGAATCATCAGACCTTAAACCCACACTGTGCTCGCCGTTTGCTCTCTCAAGAAAGGTGTTAGTGATCGAGCCAAGCTCTCTTTTCAGATCCGCAGCAGGCTCTATCACAAAGCGCATCATCAACTGGCCCAATACGAATACAATGACGCCCGATAAAATCGTGGCAAATGTCTCCATGCTTCCTCCTATCTGCTTAAAGCACCTCTAGCTTGTAACGCCCGCTTTTACAACGCCCGCCGCTCGCCCTGCCCCGCATCACCACACACCATGTCACCACATCACTGGATCACCCTGCCCGCTTCCTGATCAGGACATATCATGGCACTCGACCAAAACCACCACGGGGTTCGCGTCGTTGAGATCAACGACGGCACCCGCATTATCCGCACGGTCTCGACCGCCGTCATCGGCATTGTCTGCACCGGCGCCGATGCTGACGCGCAAGCCTTCCCGCTCAATCGCGCGACGCTCATCACCAACGTTTCCACGGCCATCGGCAAAGCCGGCACCAGGGGCACCCTGCGCCGCACGCTGACAGCCATCGAATCCCAGACCAAGCCGATTATTGTCGCGGTCCGCGTCGAAGAAGGCGCCGACGCTGACGAAACCACGGCCAACGTCATCGGCACCGTCGACGAATCGGGCCGACGCACCGGCGCGCAGGCGCTGCTGTCGGCCAGCGCCGCACTCGGCGTTACCCCGCGCATCCTCGGCGCACCGGGGCTCGACAATCAGGCCGTCACCACCGCGCTGGTCAGCATCGCGCAGGATCTGCGCGCGTTCGTCTACAGCTACGCCCACGACTGCACCACCATCAGCGATGTCACCGCCTACCGCGACCAGTTCGGTGCCCGTGAGCTGATGTTGATCTGGCCCGAGTTCGAGGCGTTCGACGTGGCCGCCGCTGAAACCATGACGATCAGCGCTGTGGCCTGCGCCCTCGGTCTACGCGCCAAAATCGATCAGGAGATCGGCTGGCACAAAACGCTCTCGAACGTCGCCGTCAACGGCGTGACCGGCATCAGTGCAGACGTGTTCTGGTCGCTGCAAAACCCCAACACCGACGCCGGCCTACTCAATGCCGCCGACATCACCACGCTGATCCAGCGTGACGGCTTCCGGTTCTGGGGCTCGCGTACCTGCGCTGGGCCGACCAGCCTCTTTGCGTTCGAGAACTACACCCGCACCGCGCAGATCCTCGCCGACTCCATCGCCGAGGCGCATATGTGGGCAGTGGATAAGCCCCTGCACCCCTCGCTGGCCCGCGACATCATCGAAGGCGTCAACGCCAAGTTTTCGGAGCTGAAAAGCCTCGGCCTGATCGTCGACGGCACCGCCTGGCTGAATGAGGAACTCAACGACGAGACCTCGCTCAAGGCCGGCAAGCTGCGCATCGATTACGACTACACCCCGGTGCCCCCGCTGGAAGACCTCGGCTTTCAGCAGCGCATCACCGATACCTATCTGGCCGATTTCGCCGACCGCGTGAACGCCGGCTGAGCAGGAGATAAACCATGGCACTACCCAAAAAGCTCAAGGGCCTGAACCTGTTCGGTAACGGCGATTCGTATCAAGGCGTGATCCAGTCCGTCACGCTGCCCACTCTCACCCGCAAGATCGAGGAATGGCGCGGCGGCGGCATGGACGGCCCCGTCGGCATTGACATGGGACAGGACGGCCTCATGACGTGCCAGTGGACGGTCGGCGGCCTGATCGAAAGCATCTTTGATAACTACGGCAGTTCACGCATCGACGCCGACCTGCTGCGCATGACCGGCAGCTACGAGCGCGACGACGTCGATGAGGTCGTGGCCGTCGAGGTGGTCATGCGTGGCCGTCACACCGAGATCGACCTCGGCGACGCTCAATCGGGTGAGAACACCGAACACCAGATCACCACCACGCTGAGCTATTACAAGCTCGTGATTGATGGCGCCACCAAGATCGAGATCGATCTGCCTAACAACGTGTTCAAGGTCAACGGCACCGACCGCCACGCGGCCCGCCGCCGCGCCCTCGGCATCTGAACAAGGAAACACCGCATGAATGCTACCCGTGGCCTGTGCTGCGCCTTCCTGACCATCCTCGCGCCGTGGGCTTACATGCTCAGCGTAATCGAGGATTACCCCAGCTGGGCAGGGAGCATTTATGTGGTGCTGGTTTATTTCATCGCAGGCGGCGCGAAGGTGCCGCGCATCAACTGGAGAAAGACCATGGCCCAGGCCAAAGAGAAAGCCACCAACACCGCCCACGTCAGTGAGGCTATCGAGCTGGATACGCCCATCGTTCGCGGCGAGCAGACCATTGACAGCATCAGCGTGCGCAAGCCCAGCGCCGGCGAACTGCGCGGCGTCAATCTCTCCGACGTACTGCAGCTGCAGACCGACGCGATCATGAAGCTGATCCCGCGCCTGTCCGTGCCCAGCCTCACCGACCATGAAGCGCGCCAGATGGACCCCGCCGATCTGGTCCAGCTCGGCGGCGAGATCGCAGGTTTTTTGGTCTCGAAGCGGGTGAAGGGCGAAGCCGCATAAACCTGCCCGCCTCAGTCGAGGACGCGATGGCTGATCTGGCCATCGTGTTTCACTGGACCCCCGCCGACTGCGCAGAGTTCAGCCTGCGCGAACTGATGGACTGGCGCGAGCGCGCCCGTAAGCGATCCAATCCCGAGAACTCTCATGGCGCGCGATCTCAAGCTGCAGGTCATTCTCGACGCAGTCGATAAAGCCACCGGCCCACTCAAGAAAATCACCCAAGGCAGCGGCAAAACCGCCGAAGCCCTGAAAGCCTCGCGCGATCAGCTGCGCCAGCTCGAACGCCAGCAGAAAGACCTGTCCTCGTTTCGCAAGCTCAAGAGCGCCACCCGCGACAACAGCGAGGCACTCGCACAAGCGCAGGAGCGCATGCGCAACCTGCGCAGCGAACTCAAGGCGACCAAAGCGCCCACCGAGCAATTCCAGCAGAAATTCCTCAAGGCCCAGCATGAAGTCGAACGCCTCAACTCCACCCTCGGCGATCAGCGCCGTCGGCTCGGCGAGCTGCGCACCAGTCTGAGAGCCGGCGGCACCAGCACCGATAATCTATCCGGCAGCGAGAAACGCCTCGTCGGCCAGATCCGGCAGGCCAATGAGGCGCTGGAGACTCAAAAGCGCCGCATGAACGAGGTCACGCAGGCGCAGAAAAAGGCCCAGCAGGCGGCGGATCGGTACCAGCGCGGCCTCGGGCGTGCCAACACCATGCGCAGCGCCGGATTTACCGGACTCGCCACCGGCGGTGCAGCGCTATACGGCGGCGCGCGCCTGCTCGCCCCCGGCATCGGCTGGGGCGAGCAGATGAGCACCGTTCAGGCGGTGGGCCGGTTCTCGGCTGACGATGAAAGATTCGAGGCGCTGAAACAGCAATCCCGCGACCTCGGCGGCTCCACCGCATTCAGTTCCGGGGAGGTCGGCAGCGGTCAGGAATTCCTGCTGCGCGCAGGCATGAGCGCCGAGGCCATCCAGTCATCCATGCGTGACGTTCTGAACCTCGCGCTGGCCAATAACACCGAGCTGGGCCGCACTGCCGATATTGCCTCCAACATCGCCGGCGGATTCAAGATTGATGTCGAGGCCGCCGGCGGCATGCAGCGCGTCGCTGACGTGCTGTCAGGCACGGCCAGTCGGGCGAACGTCGATCTGGAAATGCTCGGCGAAACCATGAAGTACCTCGGCGCCGGGTCCGATCTGGGCCTGACGCTGGAAGAAGCCGGCGCCATGGCCGGCCTGCTGGGGAACATCGGCATTCAGGGCAGCCAGGCCGGCACCACCATGCGTGCCATGATGGACCGCCTGACCAAACCCACCGCCGCCGCATCCGCTGTCATGGACGATCTGGGGCTCAAGGTCGCTGACGCCGAGGGCAACATGCGCGCGATGCCCGACATCCTGCGCGACATCAACGCCGCCACGGCAGACATGGGCAATGTCGAGCGCAAGGCCGCGCTGCAAGAGCTGTTTGGTGCCGAGGCCGGCAGCGGCATGGCCGAACTGGTCAATCAGATGAGCAGCGGCCAGCTGGATAAGCTGATCGACAACCTGAGCAAGTCATATGGTGAAAACGCCGAGATGGCCAGCGTCATGGCCGACAACATCGGCGGCGATCTCAAAAACCTGCGCTCGGCGTGGGAGGAAGTCGGTATAAGCATCACCGATACCAACGATGGCGCCCTGCGCGATCTCATCCAGTCAATCACGGACATCACCCGAGCGGTCGGCAACTGGATCAAGGAAAACCCGAAGCTGGCCGGCACCATCGCCAAGGTCGCCGCCGGCGGCGCCTTCACCATCATGCTGGCCTCGATGCTCGGCCCCATCGTCACCGTGCGTCTGGGGCTCAACATGCTGGGCATCAAGACCGGCGGATTCGGCGGCAAGGTTTATTCGCTGACCAGCAAAATTCTGCCCGCGCTGGGCAAGGGGCTGATCGCTACCGGGAAAGGATTTCTGACCATGGCCAGTGCCATCGGCAAGGCCGGGCTGGCCCTGCTCACCAACCCGATGACGTGGATCATTCTGGGCATCGTCGCTGCTGTGGCCGCGCTCGCCGGTGCTGCGTACCTCGTCTACAAAAACTGGGGCGCGATCAGCGAATGGTTCAGCCAGCGATGGCAGGACGTGAAAGCCGCGTTTGATGGGGGTATCGCTGGCATTTCGCGATTGATCCTCGGCTGGTCGCCGCTGGGCCTGCTGCAAAGGGGCATCACCAGTGCGCTGTCAGCGCTCGGCATCGAAGTGCCCGAGCAGTTCAAGTCACTCGGCGGGACGATCATCGATGGCCTGATTGGCGGTCTGTTCGGCAAGCTCGGCGAGCTGAAAAATAGCGTGGTCGGTATCGCCGACAGCGTCACAGGCTGGTTCAAGGACAAGCTGGATATTCACTCGCCCTCGCGCGTGTTCGCCGCACTCGGTGGCCACACCGTTGACGGCCTGACCCTCGGTCTCGATCGCCAGCGCGATGATCCCGCGAAAAGCATCACCGACATCGCCAGCCGCGTCCGCGCTGCCGGTGCCGGGCTGGCGCTCGGCGCCATGGCGCTACCGGCAGCGGCCATGCCCTCGATCACGGCCAGCGAGCCGATCCGGTTTGATAACCGGCCCCCGCTGGCATCACAGGCGGCAGCGCCCGGCTATCAGGACCACTCGACCAGCCACTACACCATCACGATCAACGCCCCACCCGGGAGCGACGAGCACGCGATCGCGAAAGCCGTAAGTCGCGAGCTAGATCGGAGGGAACGGGAGCGGTCGGCGCGTCAGAGGTCTTCGATGTTGGATCGAGAGTAATCAGCAGCACTCCCAAAACAGATAAAACCAAGATTCCGACGAAGGCGATCAAAAAACCATAGGTTAAAACAGTATGGAAAACTTCCAACTCCTTCTGACTCGAAGGCTCATTGAAGCCGAAAATATGGGCATTTTTGATACAAACCTGCATCAGCGATAGCAATAGCCCATGAACGAAAATGGCAATAACCACGAATTTTCTTGGGTTGTTGATAAGGGGTAATGAAATCGCTACTGCGATGAAGACCAACAGGCCTGAGATATCCGCAGCACCAATCAAAACATAGGCTTTATAAAGAATGCCCAGACGCTCAAGTACTTCAATCATTACTGATGCCAACAGCCCTGACAGACAGACGTAGAGAAGCACGCCCAAACTATCCATTTTTTCTTCACTCGGGGGATGTTTAATGCTCATGGCTCTCGGAATGTTCGTATTTGAAACGCATACGGTACCTTACCAGGAACTGCAGCGCCGCACCGAGTGGCGACACGCCAGCCAGTCGCGTGTCGGCGACCGGGCCGCTTATCAGTTCATCGGCCCCGGTGCCGATACCATCACCCTCTCGGGCACCCTGCTGCCCGAGTTCACGGGCGGGCGTCTGGATCTCGACGAGATCCGCGAAATGGCCGATCAGGGGCAGGCATGGCCACTGGTCGAGGGCACGGGCAGGCAGTACGGCCTATGGGTGATCACCGGCGTTGATGAGACATCGAGCACGCTCTACCGCGACGGCGCCGCCGCGAAAATCGAGTTCAGTCTCACGCTGGAGCACGTCGATGACGAGCGCACCGACATGATCGGGGATCTGACCCTCTACACCGGCGCCCGGCTGGTCGGGGCATTTGTATGAGAGAGCAGCCGCAATATCGCCGCCCCGGCTACCGCATCACCATCGCCGGGCAGGACATCACGCCGCGCATCAATGGCCGCCTGATCAATCTGCGCATCACCAGCCAGCGCGGGCAGGAGGCCGACCAGCTCGACCTCGCGCTGGCCGATCACGATGGCCAGCTCGAACTGCCGCCCAAGGGCGCAAAGCTCACCGTTTCCATCGGCTGGCAGGATGAGGGCCTGCTCGACCGGGGCGTGTTTGTCGTCGATGAGATCGAGCACAGCGGCAGCCCGGACCAGCTCACCATCCGCGTCCGCGCCGCCGACATGCGCAACCTGCTGCCCGGCAAGCGCAGTCAAAGCTGGCATGACATCACCCTGGGCGACATCGTCGACACCATCGCCAAGCGCCACCAGCTTACCCCGGTGGTCGGCGACACTCTGCACGGCATCCGGCTGGGCCATATCGACCAGACTGATGAGAGCGATCTCAATTTCCTGACCCGGCTGGGCCAGCGTTATGACGCCATCGCCGCGATCAAGTCCGAACGGATGCTGTTCACGCTTGCCGGTGAAGCGCTCACGGCCAGCGGCATCGCCCTGCCCGGCGTCACGCTCACCCGACGCGACGGCGACCAGCACCGTTACAGCCAGACCGATCGTGACAGCTACACCGGCGTGCGCGCGCACTGGAACGACAAGGCAGGAAGCAAAAGGCAGACGGCCATCGCCGGAGAGGGGGAAAAGTTCAAGGATTTGCGGGCCACCTATGCATCAGAGGCCGACGCCCTCGAAGCCGCAAAATCAGAGTTACGCCGCATCCAGCGCGGCATGGCAGAGTTTGAACTGACCATAGCCCATGGGCGCGCGGACATTACGCCCGAAACGCCCGTCACTCTGCGCGGCTGGAAAGCACAGATCGATGACATTGGGTGGCTAGTTACCAGAGTAGAAGACTCATTGAATGAAGGAGGCTATGTCACACGCATTAGCTGCGAAACTACAAAAATTTGACTAGATCGCTCAAAAAATTGACCGACCGCGGTGCCTTCCTTGAAAAAAAGCCATGAGTACCAATACTCGTTTAAAGGGCATCTGGCTACGTATTCCCTTACGCTTGGCTTGAGTTTCGGCCACATTGGAACCGCTGTATGAGGATTTCGGTATGGATGATGATTTTGATGCAAGGGCTGACTATGAACGTGACATAGCGCTGCAAGCGCTTAGAAATGGTCCTGCATTTAGAGGTGACGCTACTCACCGTTCAATATTTGAGGAATATCGCGAACTGGGTTCGCAAGATCGTGACTCAGAAAAGCTCGAAGCCATGATTGGAAACGTTCACAACGACAATATGGCTCATGAAGCTGCTGGCTATATGACAGGAATTGTCGACAGCCCAAAGGATGGCGTTTATAAAACCTTGGATAAAATGGTCGAGCTCGCCATGAAAGGTGGTGAAATCATTGGCACTGAGGCGATCGCCTATAAGGACTATATCGACGAGATTGCCAATGAAAAGGGCTATGCTCCTGATGATCTCTATCGGGAATTTGCAGGCGCTTGGGGGCCCTCTCGTGCAAGCGCTGTAGAACCATATCTTTATTAAAAGTAGCCGAAACAGCATCATCAATGATGCACTAATTTTATTGCTTTACCTCTATCCCATCGCGCTGCAGTTAAATCAAACGGTACCGATGGGATAGCTAAAAGTTATCTAACAATCCAAAAGTGAAAAAAACGCTTTAGATCGCAGGCAAATGAAAAGCCATAAAAATCTAATAATATCCCATAAGCGGACTGCCTATATCTTTTTCAAGCTCTGTCTCATGGGTAATCTGTACTGTATCCTCATCGACTTCCAGCGCATTACGATCCAACAACCGCTGATGAAAACTTGGAGTCATTTCGACGATACAGAGTTCATACTCTTTAGAGGTACAACAGTCGAAAACGCTCTTTATTGTGCGCTTCCCCAAACGCCGCCATCTCATTTGCTCTGGAAGAAGTATATTCGGAATTTGTAACTCCCTTTCTGGATGAAGAAATCTAATTCTAATCAACAAAGATTTTTGAGACTTTTCGTCCATTTGATAATAAAGATCCAACATGGATCTTTCGCCAGCATTGAACCTCTGAACCTTAAACTCGTAGAAAAATAATTTGTCAAGCTCAGGCTTTAGTATCACCTCTATCGCTTCAGTAATTTTTTTTTCGAAAGCCATAAACTGCCCGATATCAAACCTTTCCATGTAACGCCCTATGAACTTTGTGTTTTCAACAACGGTACGTTTTGAGCACCCATGTGGCACCTACAACATGAAATCGGCAGGCTCGCCAAATAACTTGAGTTAATAATTTTTTGTATCAAAAGCTGGCTACGTAACTCAACTTCATCCTCGCCGCGTCGATACAAAATCAATCGAGCACAAAAAGGAACACATCTTGAGCATTACTACTAGTCTGCCTATCGGCAATCATCCGGCTATTGATGATCAGCACGACCACGAAGTGAAAATCTTCAGAGCCATGGCGCATCCGGATAGATACCGAGTGCTCAAGATATTGGCCGCCGAGGGAGAAATGCAGGTGGGGCAGATCAATGAATGGATCGCTCTTGGGCAGTCGGCGCTGTCGCAGCATCTCAAGGTGCTCCGTGATGCTGGGCTCGTCGATACCCGTAAGGACTCACAACGTGTCTTCTACTCACTCCGGAAAAGCCAGGGCGCCTCACTGCCACAGTCTGTGACCACCCTATTTGGCTGAACCACTCTGCTTAGGGCTCAGGCAGCGTACTGCCTGAGCAGACTCACCACCACACCCCGCAATCGATCCGCTTTCGCCTCCCACGAACGCCCCTCCTTCAGCGGCCGCAGCAGCGTGCGATAACCGGGACGCCAGTAATGAAACAACCGCTGCCCGCTTTCGACCTCGGCCAGTACCAGATCCCCATGGCCGGGTACCCTCGACTCATCAACAATCAGTATGTCGCCTTCGATCAAAGGTCCGTTTACGCCGGCATCTTCTCCGACACAGACGGCATAGCAGCTATTGGGAAAATGGCTGAGGTCATAACCACGCAGAGAAGGATGTTCAGGCTGGAAGCAGAGCGGGCCAAGGTAGTTCACATGCATCGTAAAAGACTGCCAACTGTATTTGCATACAGTATAATGCAGGTTATATAACGCGTTGCAACAACAAAACTTTACAACTCTCTTGGCCTCGGCTGATGAAAGAGCGGTAAAATGGATACACACATGTGTATCCATGAGCAGAATTTTATGTCATCCAAGGACGTCGGACTCAGAATCAGAGTCGAGCGGGAGCTAAGAGAAGCTTTTCTCAGCGCTTGCCGTGCCGAGGACAGACCTGCTTCTGACGTACTGCGCGAATTTATGCGCATGTACGCAAAGCAGCATCATGATGGCCGTCAAACGAGCCTGTTTGCCCGCCGTGATGATGAAAAGCAAAACGAATCCGTGACGGAGCAGGCATGAGCCAATTCACCTCTATTGAAATATGCAGTGGCGCCGGTGGTCAGGCGCTTGGCCTGGAAAGGGCCGGTTTCGAGCACGTCAACCTCGTTGAGTTCGAAGCACCCGCCTGCCAAACGCTCAGGCTAAACCGCCCGCACTGGAATGTGGTTGAAGGCGACGTGCGGGACTTCAGTGCTGTCCTGCTGCCCGGTGTAGATCTGATGGCCGGCGGCGTGCCCTGCCCGCCCTTCTCCATGGCAGGCAAACGTCTTGGTGCAGAAGACGAGCGCGATCTGTTCCCCGAAGCTCTTAGAATTGTGGACGAATGCCGCCCCCAAGCTGTCATGCTGGAAAACGTCCGCGGCTTGCTGGACCCCAAATTTGAAGACTACCGCGCCCAGATCGTTGGCCGTCTGGAAAGTCTTGGCTACAAGGCCCAATGGAAACTGCTCAATGCCTCTGACTACGGCGTTTCTCAGCTGCGCCCGCGCGTGATCTGTGTGGCCATCAAGAAAAAGCTGGCCGACAAATTCAGCTGGCCAGAACCGCACAAGCTGCCGCCTCTAACCGTGGGCGCCTTGCTGCACGACCTGATGAAGGAAAACGGCTGGAAAGGCGCCGATGAATGGCGCGAACTGGCCAACGATATCGCCCCCACACTGGTCGGCGGCTCCAAAAAGCATGGCGGCCCTGACCTTGGCCCTACCCGCGCCAAGCGTGCCTGGGCGACCCTCAGCGTTGACGGCCACGGCCTATGGGACGCCCCGCCCGAGCCGGACTTTGAAGGCATGCCGCGCCTGACCGCCAAAATGACCGCTCGCATCCAGGGCTTTCCGGATGACTGGCAGTTTTTCGGCCGCAAGACTGCCGCCTACCGCCAGATCGGCAACGCCTTCCCGCCACCCGTGGCAGAAGCCGTTGGCAAGCAGATCTTCGCAGCCCTCTCAACAAAAACCATATTCAAGGCTGCTGAAGTGGTTGCCTGAGTGCTAATGTAAACGCTTGTATTTCAGCGGCGCTTTATAAAGGCACCCGGCTCAAAGAAGCCGGGTGCCTTTTGAAGTTCAAAACCATCAGCACAAAGACAGCCCATGCCCCACTCCGAGTTCGACTTCGCCCGCACAGCCTTTCATGCCTCTTTGCTCAAAAAGACCCTGACCATCAACGACAAGGGCATCCCTAGCAATGCTGATAAAGGCTACAAAAGCAGCATCAAAATTGCTTTGGGCATTGCAGATCGCTTGAAAGCAGAAGTAATCGGGGAGCGAATTGCCGGCCAGACCTCTGGCAATCAGTTCGAGGATGCCTGCAGCCAATTCGTCAAAAACACCTTTTGTAAGCTGAATCATCTGCGTCCGGGCACATGGGACGTCCACCAAGTGAAAGGGCGTAACCGGCTCGAAATCGCAAAATACGATCAGTACGCCCATCTGGTTGCGCTCAATGATGCTGCGAATAACAATCCGGCCCTTGCAGCCGCGCTTGGCAGCGACTACACCATAACCCCCGATATCGTCGTCGCCCGCTATCCGGAAAGCGATGAGCACATCAACGCACATGAACTGCTGGTAGATGATAAAGTCAGCCGACTTGCCAGCCTGCGTCACAGCAACAACGGTCGGCCACTGCTGCACGCCAGCATCTCCTGCAAATGGACGCTTCGTAGTGACCGCGCCCAAAACGCCCGTTCAGAGGCGCTCAATCTGATACGCAACCGCAAGGGGCGTCTGCCGCATGTGGTAGTCGTTACCGCCGAACCCATGCCAAGCCGCCTCGTTTCCATCGCCCTGGGCACCGGTGATATCGACTGCGTCTATCATTTTGCGCTATATGAGCTGCAAGAGACCCTCAAAGAGCTGGAGATGGATCAGGCCATCGACATGCTAAACATCATGGTCGAAGGCAAGCGCCTGAAAGATATCAGCGACCTGCCGCTGGATCTCGCTGTGTAATACCGTTTTTAAGCAGCTGCTCTTCTCCCGAACTGCCTGACCGCGTAAAACGCTTCACCACTTCCTGCGCTGTCGTCACCCGGCCCCCCTTGAAGTACCTGCAACAAAAACAGGCAGCCACCCGATGGGGGTGGCTGCCGCTTGACGCTACTTCAGATGCCTACCATACAAGAACGATGGATAACATCTCACCTGAGCGCCGCAGCGCCAACATGCGGGCGATCCGCAGCAAGAACACCTCACCTGAAATGGTGGTACGCCGCCTGCTGCATCAAATGGGGTACCGCTTCCGCCTGCACCGCAAGGACCTGCCCGGCAAACCGGACATCGTGCTGCCCAAATACAGGACGGTGATCTTCGTACATGGGTGCTTCTGGCATCAGCACCCGGATCCGGACTGCAAGGACGCCCGGCTGCCGAAATCCAACCCGGACTACTGGCTGCCCAAGCTGGAACGGAACCGGGTACGGGATCTGGAGCACCAGATCAAGCTGGAGAATGAGGGATGGAATGTGGTGGTGATATGGGCATGTGAGACGAAGTTGAAACATAGCCCCGCTTTAGTAGAAAAGCTCAAAAATACTTTATGAAGTATAGATTGAGCCATAAAAAACTAGCTAAAATCGGGCTCAATTTCTCCAAAGTCCATATAGTGAGGCAGATTACTTAATTCAATATCATCGATAAAGGCAGTATCATCGCTGACAGAGCAGTAAACCAAGACCTCTATATTATCGCTGAACAACCTTTCCTCATCGCTGCCGCCGATATATAAAGAGCCTTCTCTATCATGATTTTCAAAGCTGAACATACAAGATACATTGTATTCAATTTCAATAGTGATACTTACTACGAATTCATCTTTTCCAGAAGAAACTATTTTCAAGCTATCCTTAAAATGATTGCCCCAAAATCTAGCGTTACAATCATGTACCTCTAGCGTGCCATGGTCGAAATAAAACCGGCTTGTAGCGTCTACAGGTATAGCATTGATTTCCAAAAAATTTCTAAAAATACCTGCTGCATTATCTAGCAAGTCAAAACCATTTCCATCAGAAAGATAAGCGTCAAGCTTGATCGAGTAGTAATCCACATTATCTACACTTTGAATCATATTTAAGGCATCGCCTAAATCTTGATAAGCGATCAAACATTCTGAGGAAGTACAGTAATTTTGCCAATCTTTATCCTGAGAAACCACTATTACTTTTACTTCATTATCTTCCGCCCATTGATCAACAGCAAAAAGCGCAAATGCATCAGGAAACTCTTTTTCTTTTTTGCCTTTAGCAAATGGTGGGGTCTGCTCAAAATAAGAGCTAAAAACTCTTTCCACATTGACAAAATCGCTTACATTAATATTTCTGCTATCGCACCCTTCAAAAAAATTATCAACAACGCTTTCACAATATGATTTCAAGCCATCGTCTGTAAGAACAACGCTAGAAGCAAAATCATATTGCTCCTGAGACAAAAACGTTTTTTTTGCATTATTCAAAGCGCTTTTCAAATTATCATTACTTTCCTCTACCTTTTGCTTAAACTTCCTTTTCAGCTCTGCACATAAAACGTCAACAACTAAAAGGTGCTGTGGTGTATCGTGGAATTGTTTCAGCAAAGAAAGTTTAGGGCCACCAAACCTAAACCCTTCTTTCATGAAAATAGAAGTATCAACGAAAATAGCACCAAATATTTCTTGTTCCGCCATGACTACTTCTCCAAGACGTATTTATGCAAATTTTTTAAAGCGATGGACAGCTTGCCGTCCAGCTTTAGTCATTTGGCAAACTAGAAAATCTTCATTGACGCTGTATTTTTTTAGTAGAAACCCATTTTGTATTAAGCGGTGTACCGGTTGAGAAAGCGTCGGCATTTTGATCGGACCTTCTTCATAAACTCTGAAAACAAGAGCTTTTTCTTCTTCCCCAAGAAAGGCGATCATACCTTGAAGGTGCTCAGCTTCTTTCTCTAAAAAACTGTCTGCTTGCTTCTCTAGTATGTACTCTCTAGCCACACCATTAGACGCCCTCGCGATAGCTTTAAAAAAAGCGATGACAATAAAAGCAAACGCCCACCAGATCGCCAGATAGCAGACAGTGAAAAATAGATGCTGAGGTGCATTAGCATCTATGTATGGGGCAGCCCATTTCCAAGTAAAAATGGCTCCGAGCAAAGCCAAAATGACTTGAAAAGATTTACCCATACTATTGATTGAAAAAAGGCTTTTAAGCCAAAACACGTTATTACCTTTATTTAGCAGTGGCGGTAGCGAGAAGTGCAGCTTGTCCCATAAGATCTAACCACACTTCAAAAGCTAGAAGTCGACCTTTTTTCTCTCTTCCCCACATATAATCTACAGGGTGAGCCACCTCCCTAATAGAATATTTAGTTTTATAATTTTCTAGCTTCCGGATAATATTTCCATTTTTATGAGCGCAAGCATTTCTTACTTCCTGAATCATTCTCAAGTGTGGAAAAGAGCCAAAGACACTAGCCAAATACTCACTATTATCTACACCCATGCCATATACAGTATTTAAGATAAAATCTAAGCTCCCCCACGTAGGCTCCTGATGAGGAAGGAATTTCAGATGGCCATTTTCTTTTATTTTACTTTGAGGGTTAGAACCACACTGTTTTGCTTCGTAACAAACTCTAGAATACTTATAGTCAGGCCGCACTAAAGGTTTTACGCATGAGCCATCACGTGCAAAACATCCTCTATAAGAGTTAAAAATTAGATCCTTAGAAAACAAGCACCATCCTTGCCATGCATCAGACAGCAACGCCTCGCTAAGGTAACGATACTGCCAAAGAGGCATCTCACTACTTTTCTTGTTTATTGCAGCAAAGCGATAGAGATAGTTCAATCGTTTTTTTTCGTATCTCTTCAGTGCGCTCAGCATATTACTGCCCTTTTAGAGCATTAATTATAAAGCTAGTACGTGTTTTACGCTGAGGGCGCTTGGTAGTACTGTAGCTACAAGCCTGTACAAATTTATGGTATTCAGAATCAGAGTCAGAATCTTCATCTTCAAGAGCGTCCGACAGCTCAAGCAACTTAGGCAAAGTTTTTGAATAATCAACTTTGAAATTAATATCTGGAGCAACATTAAAGTCTTCCTCTGACGCAGGAAACCCATACCAAACAGAAGCATAAGCGCTAAAAATAGAATGCACCATATAAGGCCGCATCATATTTGTACCTACAAGGTCGCCCAAATTATCTCTTATTTCATTTAAAATCTTTTGGAGGACTTCGCTAAAATAATCCTCACCGTCGAAACCTTCCGAATCGTTATTATATTTTCTATACAGGTTGTTGAACTGGCCAACAGCACGATTAACAATGCCATTCTCCAAAACTATAATAAGATCGGCGATATACTCAGAATCGCCCATCCTAGCCACTACTTTATCTGTCAGCACACCATAATCTATAAGCATAGGTGAATACAGATCTGCCAGCTCCACCACAAACCATTTAAATGCCCCTTGATAAATAGAGTGGCGTTTTTCTGCTTCTTTCAAAGGAGCTGTGTAAGAGTTCATTCTTCGAAACATTTCAAGCAACTCACTTCTTGTTGCTGACAATATTGTCGAATACTCGACCTGATAGGACATCAGGTTCATCTGAACATCCTCAGGCAAATCTGAAAACTTTTTTCCTTTATAATTTTGAGAGGCGGAATTTAAAGCAAACTTGTCGTTGCAAAAATCCTGTATCGTAAATGTTCTTTGCTGACCATCAACAAGCTCTTTAATGGGTCGTTTAGTTTTTTCACTAAGTCGCTGATACCAGTATATTTTAGGTATAGGATACCCTTCTAGCAGAGTATCTATAAAATAACTTCTTGCTGAATGTGGCCATACCCCTTTTTGTCTTTGGTAGTCTCTATTGACTATAACCTCTTCTCTTTCTAGCATTCCCAAGTAGTCAACTAAAGAAACTTGCCCAATATTAATTTGCATATTAAACCTCAAAAATAGTTAACAAGCCCTAAGGCTTTCCACTTTAACTATAAACAAGCTCTGACTGGCTTATTAGTTAATCTTTCCAATCCGCACCCGGCACTCCCCAATGATCTCCACTTGCCCCATCTCCTCGGGCTTGATCATCTCGGGCTGGTAATGCGTGTTGTCACTGATCAGCATCCAGGCGCCACCGGCCACGCGCTGCACGCGCTTGATCCGAAGGCCCCCATCCATCCGCAGCAGGAACACGCCATCCGGGGTTCGGCTGCTGCGATCGACCAGCACACGGTCACCATCCTGCAGAGTCTCCCCCATCGAATCACCGCGCACACGAATACCAACCAGTTGTGAGGGGTTGAGCCCGTCATGCTGAAGCTGTTCGGTATCGAAATGGATAGCAGTCTCAATCAGCTCGGCGTCGAATAAACGGCCATCGCCTGCGGCGGCTTCGATGTCGTAGATGGGTATTTTGGAGAACCCCACCATTTCTGATGCCGACTCTTCCTCACTATGGTAACCGAATGGTTCACCCCCTGATGAACCAATGAGCTTGTTTCCTGAGAGCACGTATTGAACGTCGATGCCAGCCTGAGCAAGCGCAACGAGATAGTCTGCTTTAGGGATTCGCTTATCTGTTTCGTAGAGCATTTGGGTTTTTTTGGTAACACCAGATAGACCGCCAAGAGTGGTCTGACTATGCCCCAAACGCTCCCTCTCCAGTCGAATCCTTTCTCCAATAGTACCCATTCGGTATAAATCCCACTTGACAAGGGCACCATTCGGTACCATTGTGTAGCTGTCTCTTAATTATGCGTAACAGTTCATCACACGCCGAGGATACACCATGGATGCTATTCAGGCTCCCCATCCACCCCAGCAGCCCCACCGTCTCCCGCAATGCGGCCGCCGCATCGGTCTCGACCTGCCTGCAGCAGCCGACGCCGAAGTCGCCGAGTTGGCCAATCGCGAGCATCGCAGCAAGACCGGCATGACCCGAATGCTGGTGCTCGAAGCACTAGAAGCTCGCCGTTTACCCGGCGCGCGCTAATCAGCAAAACGTAACCGACGAACGCATTGGCGCCTTGTAAGGCACAGAGAGGCCGCAAAGATGGCAAACGAAGACCTCACTTGGCTGAGACGCCGCATCCGGCTGGAGTATCGAGCGCTTTTTTCGCTCAAAGCAGGCCTGACAAAAGTATTTCGGTATCAGAACCGAATCGCCGGAGCGGCCAGCAAGTGCCGCCTGCGCCTTCTCAACAACTACCCAGGCCCCGGACGGAAAAGCGCGGTCTTCATAGTGCGCTTCTTCGAGGTCAAATCGCTCATGTTCTCCGAGCTGACGTTCAAGCTCGTGAACACGTTGCTTGACCGCCTGCAGTTCCTTCTCGACTGCCAGCTTCTCCTTCTCGAGATCAACCAGCGCCGTCTCGACCCGGGTCAGGTGTCTGGGGAGGTCACCACCTGTTCTGGAAATATCCGTAATTCCCTGAACGAGGCGAATCGCATTTTGAAAATTATCCAGAGCAGCCACTGCGATAACTCCTGTTGGTCTGTATCAACCGCTCAGCATAGCGCTGACAAGACAAACCAAAAGCCTGAATAAGGACATTCTCATGCATAACGACCCCAGGCGGTACAAGACCAATCGCGTCCACGTGAACTTCGATGACTACGAGTTCGATCTGCTCGAAGCACTGGCGCGCTACAACGGCCTGCAAATGGCCACGATGCTGCGCGAGATGGTGATGCGTGAAGCACTGGAGTCGCTCGGCCTTCGCAGCATGGAAGAGTTCGATGCCATCAGTGTCGCTGAATGCCGGGCTGTCTCGCAGCTCCATTAAAGGGCCAAACGGCTCAGGGAGAGACCATGCCGACCACCAGACAGGCCGATATCCCCAATGATCGTGACCTTGGCCATGTGCTGGAAGCCGTGCGCGAACAGCAGGGGCTGGAAACGATTGATCAGGCCGCCGAATTTCTGCTGCGCCGCCGCATGCGCATCATGGCGCGCCGTTCCACCGGCCGCAGGGCGCTGCGCCCCGTAGGGAAGGACTGACCGTGATCCGCTGGCGCTGCCCCGAATGTGAAAACCCGGTACGCATGGTGCGCTCGCGCATGATGGGTACGGAGGAAGGCGTTTGCTATCAGCAGTGCACCGAGCCCTCCTGCGGGTGGTGCAGTCAGGCCAGAAACCTGATCAAGAAGACATTTGCCCATAGCCGCCTGAGTGCGGCGGAAGTGATCGAGATTCGCGAGCGTAACCGCCGCGAGCGCGTGGCCGGGCTGGTCGAGTGGAAATGCCCGGTGTGTGAGACCCGCGCCCGCATCCGTACCTCCACGCAGGATCTCAAGGATTACCGCGAGACCTACATGGAGTGCATGGAGCCGCGCTGCGGCTGGACGGGCAAGGGCGAGTTCGAGGTGCTGAAAACATTGAGCCCCAGCGCCCGGCCCAACCCGAAGTATCAACGCCGGATGTCCGAGCACATGCCGGTCATCTACCGCCAGGCCGATCTGTTTCGAGAGGAACCCAGACCATGAACCGACTTGATGATACCAACGCCGCCACCTCGTTTCTGCTCAGGCTGCCGCGCCCGATCCGTCGGGAAGAGGCCGTCGGCCGCTGCACCGCGCATCTGATGCAGGAACACGACATGCCTCAGGAAAAGGCCAGCATTCTGGCGCTGCAATCCTACGCCGAGCTGGAAGCCATGAACCAGACCACATGGATCGATACGGATGCCAGCACCGGCAATCTGGTCGTGATCCGCCAGGCCAATGGCCCCGCTATCGCCATGACGCTGCGCGACATTCTCGCCCTGAGGCATGACCCGCGCCTTGCGCACCGGGATGTGACGCCCGTCACGCACTAAGCACCACTCAAACCCTTCCCCATTTTTTCGGCGACAGGAGGTCGTCATGGCATCGCTCGCTCTGATTTCAGACAACAGCACCTCGCAGCCGCATCCCCGGGCCGCGTTTCTGGCGGCTCGTGATGAGCTGCGCGGCCGTGCCAGCGGCCTCGACTTGGCCGAGCTGTGGGCGGAACTGGCCCCGGCCGAGCGCCGCATGCTGCTGGCCAGCGCCAATCTGGACGCTGATCTGTACAGCCGCCCGGTCGATGAGATGACGCCGGTCGGCCGCCGCGCTATCCGTGACGCCGTTTACCGCATGAGCCACTACGCCGAACGCCTGACCGACCGACTGCACCAGCGGCAGGCGCACCCATCCGTGGCACTGGCCGCCAGTGCCCGGGCCGCGCTTGCCGAAGGCGACACCACGGCCGCCCTGCACTTCCTGAATCTTATCGAGCAGTCCCGATGACCAATGCCATTGAACAATCCCGCGCCTTTGGGGCACCGGGCAATGCCAAAACCCCGGGCTGTGCCGAGTGGCGCCAGACGCGCTTTTTCGACCGTTTCCCGCTGCTGGCCGAGGATCTGGCAAGCGGTTTTGTCCTGCGCGCCAAAAGTGATGGCAACGCCGCGGGCAACCGTTGGCTGGCTGACGTCACCCGCCAGCTGATCGCCGGGCCGTGGAACGTGACCCACGACGACGAGGCACTGGTCGAGCATGCCAAGGCGCAGGCCCGGGCCATCGAGAAGCGCCAGTCCGAGATTGGCGCACAGCTGCGGGATGACCCCACCGCCACCGAGGCTGACGTGGTACGCCAGACGCTCTGGTTTGCGCTCAAGCGGGCCGAAGAGCACCACATCCGTCCGGATTTCCCGCGCCGCATGCCGAAGTCGTCACAGCTGGCACGGCTGTCCTGCTCGCTGTGGTGGCGCCGCAATCTGCGCCGTCTCTCCAGCCGCCGGATCGAGCAAGTGCAGCGCGACATTGGCCGCGTGCACCGCCGCGCGGGCATCTACTGCTCCAGCGTGACGGTCAAACGCCGTAGCGAGCAGAAGGCACGCAATAACGCCCTGCTCGAAGCGGTCGAGGCGATCAACCAGCACGGGCAGGCCTATACCCTCGCTGAACTCTCGGAGCTGGGGCTGGCGAATCCGGATCACCGCCGCGCCGAACTGATGCTGCGCATTCGCGATACCGAAGCCGAGGCCCGCCGTTTGGGTCATGCCGGACTGTTCTACACCCTCACCTGTCCGAGCCGCTTTCACCCGGTGCGTTCGAAGTCCTGCTCGCGCAATCCGGCCTATGACGGCGCGACGCCGCGTGATGCGCAGGGTTATATCACGGCCCTGTGGGCACGCATTCGCGCTCAGCTCGCCCGCGAGGAATTGGGCATGTATGGCCTGCGGGTGGTCGAGCCCCACCACGACGGCACCCCGCACTGGCACATGCTGATCTGGGCCGATGCCGACAACGTCGAGCGCATCAACGAGATCATGCGTGATTACGCGCTGGCCGACTCCCCGGATGAACCGGGCGCGCAGCGCAACCGCCTCAAGGTCGTGGCCATTGATCCGGCCAAGGGCAGCGCCGCCGGGTATGTCGCCAAGTACATCTCCAAGAACATCAACGGTCAGCAATACATGGCTGCTGACCAGTACGGCCACGCCATGGAATCCAGCGCGCCGCGCATCGAGGCGTGGGCCGCCGTGTGGGGCATCCGGCAGTTTCAGTTTGTCGGCCTACCCTCTGTCACCGTCTGGCGTGAAGTACGCCGCATCACCGAGCAGCAGGCCCAGCAGCTGGCCGCGTGGGAAGAAGCCACCCGCCCCGGCCAGCGCGTGCGGGAGTTCGTCAGGAAACTGCGCACCGCCTGCAACGCCGGGGCGTGGGATCAGTTCCTAAGGCTCATGGGCGGGCCGATGACGCCGCGCAATATGCAACCCGCCAAACCGTGGAACGTTCACAAGTGCAACAGCGAGGGCGAAGGCTTCAGCCGTGTCACCGGTGAGGAGACCGTCATCGCGAAGGGCCGCTATGGCGAGCAGATGCAGGTGACGTTTGGCGTGCTGATCAAGGGCGCCGAGTACCTGACCCGTTTTTACAGCTGGGAGATGCGCCGCAAGACGCGCGCCGGTGCTTACGACTTCAGCCAGAAAGGCAGTTATGGAGGGAGCGAAGCGAGTGACCCTTGGACTTGTGTGAATAACTGTACGGGGCCTGACTTCGAGGCACGGCAGCTGACACCAAAGCGCCTTTCCCCCCAGGAAGAAGCCCTGCAGGCAAAGCGGTATCAGGAGTGGCAGGCCAGTACCGAATACCGGGCCGAGATAGAGCTGGCCCAGCAGGAGCATGAAGAGGTTCAGATCGCCCTGGCCGAGCTGAACCAGCCCGCCCCGCCGCCCTCGGCGTGGGCATCAATGCCCGAGTATCACCCGATTTGACCCAAAAAAGGGCCGGCCACGCCGTGCCCGCAAAACACCAACGCGAGGAACGACCCCATGGCAGACGCTGCCGACTACGCCACCGATTACCAGATACGCCAGCTCGACCAGCAACTGGCCGCCCAGCGGGCGCTCAGTGCCGTGACAGCCGTCACTTCGCCCGAATGCGAGGACTGCGGTCTGGATATCCCGCGGGCGCGCCGACAGGCCGCGCCACACGTCACCACCTGCATCGACTGCCAGTCGATCCGTGAACACAAGGCCAAAGGAGTTCGTCGATGATTCAGATTGTTCAGTTTGCCCTGATTTTTCTGCTCGCCTTCGTCACGTTGCGCATTGTCTATCTGCTGGGGAAAGAAACGGCCAAGGACGAGCTCAACCACGCCTACAGCGAATACAGCCGCATGGCGAATCGGCTTGCGGCCAGCGAGCGGGGAAAACGTCGTGATCAGCGTTAAGTCACTGCCCCATGGCCAGACGCACGCCCATACTCAGTGCCTGCCCCACGCTCGTCCTGACAGTATCCATGGCGCCGCTTCTTGCGGCGCTGGTCATGCGCTCCCCGAGCGTCGGCCCGGTACTGAGGTTGTCAGGGCGCACCTTGAGCACTTCCAGACCCTTTGCCGTCAGGACAGCACCGTGAATGTACAAACGACTGCGATCACTCATCGTTGCTTCGATATAGCCAGCGCGCTGAAGCCATTCTGCAGTCGCCATGAAAAACTCGGATTCCTTGGAAGCCACATCTGCCATGACGGCATCGGAATAAGTGGTCGGGTTATCAACGAAGTCAGCCGACTTGAGCAACGCACGCACAGGAAAGGCTTCGTACAACCTCGCGAGAATCTTGCCGGTCAGCTCGTCGAAAAAATCGATATTGTCTTTCCCTTCCATGCTGGAGGACTCCGGTAATGATCGACCCAGCAAAGAGTAAAGAAATTTCGAATATATGCCACATCATGGACCTGCAGGTCAGTGGGCATATGAACATCGTGCAGGCAGAGAAGTACTGGCAAGGAACTATTGAAAGAGTGGATCGGCAGGTGCTGGCCGAAGCCCTCTCCGAGGGTTTGATCCGCTACGAAATGCGCTCGACCGATAAGGGTCGAGCGGCTGATACGACACAGCCCGACCAACTCCCGGGCAGCGTGAGAAGTGTCTGCCTCGGGCTGGTGACGTCTCGAATGATACAGCTGCGTCCAGCCGCCCGCTCTCCTTTGGCGGAGAGCGAGCTTGAAGAACTGATACCGGTGGCCGAGTGGCTGCTTGAGAGAGGGGGTTCAAAATGAAAACCGAGTTCATGCTGCTGGCGTGCTACGAGAAACCACTGATCCCGCTCGACGTGTTTTGCAGCGACATCATGGGTGTGAGTCTTCAGACAGCACGGAATCGCATTGCGGGGGGAACCTTTCCGGTACCGCTGACACGAACCGCCCGGCAGCCGATGGTGCATATCTCCGATGCCGCGAAGTATATCGACACTCAACGCGGGAGCGCTGCTTAAGCGCTCCCGCTTCGCGCCCGGTCCTTGCTTACCAGCTCGCCCGGGCGCAGATTCACGTATCGTTTGAGACTCTTCCAGTCACGGTGACCGGACACCATGGCCACCTCCTGAATCTGATAGCCCCGCTCGAACAACCGGCTGATCCCCTCGTGCCGCAGATCGTGAAAATGCAGATCCTCGATACCCAGGTTCTGACAAACCCGTCGGAACCCGTTCGACGCTGACTCACTTCGGTACGGGAATATTCTTTCTTCCTTCCTCGGCTGTGCTTCGATAATGGCCAGACTCTCCCCCATCAACGGCACGACCTGATCAGTAGCTTTTGTTGGATGCTTGCGCAGCCTGACAATAATGGTGCCATTGGCCGCATCAAGATCCGCCCAGCGCAGTGAACATATCTCGTCCAGGCGCATACACGAATCCACTGCAAAACGAATCAGGGCGTTATAGCCAATGTGGCGAAGCGCGCGGTTATGGCGCGTATGGATCAGCAGCTCTTCGAGCTCCTTGTCAGTCGGGCGTCGATCACGGTCTTCAGGGTTACCGATCAGCCCGGCGCGTTTGAGCCCGGCACGCCAGCTGGACATGGATGCCTTAAGGGTGGGCGGTGCCAGCTCTTCAACCACGCAGGTCGTGATCGCTCCGGACAGATACATGACATCTGTCATGACCGTTGAGGCCGCGACACCGTCGACTTTTCTCCGCGTATCCGCAAAGGTCACCAGGTGCTGGTACTGGAGCTGAGATAACAGCATCTCGGTATCGATGCTCTTGCGCAGGTTGTTCGCTGAGGTCTTGTTCTTGCGCCCTCGCGATGAAATGCGCTCAAGGTGTGCCTCATGACGCTTTAATGCGTCGCCGATAGTAAGACCTGGCTTGATGCCGGCTGCGCGGTTTTCAAGTTCGCTTTCGACCTCCTTCGCCCATGCCTGAGCCCGGGCTTTCGTGGAGAAGGTATGTGTCTGGGCAGGGTGACCCTTCTTTCGTACAATGGCGCGCCAACTCGTGCCCCGCTTTTGAAATGTTGCCAC